AGTTTGGCGCTTGACTATCCGATGGTAAAGAAACACCAGATTTTTCTAATTCAATAAAAAGTTTGGAAAGTTCTTTAACCTCATCTTTTGTAATGAAGTTTGGAACATATCTAAAATTATTAGCAGAAAGTTCAGCATTCATTAAGACCACACCGACTCAGGTTTAACGGGCCATACAGGATTTAGTGTTGGATTGATTGCAATCGAACGAAGTGCAGAACGATAAGACCCCCATTCTGTTTTATTTGTTAAGTTCACATCTGACAACATAGACCAGTCAGATTCTAATAGTAATCCTTCCGCTTTCAATTTGTTAGCCGCAATAATTTGGTTGTTAGTTGGTGGTGCTGGAGTATTAATAATCGTCCAAACATTTAAACAAGCGCTTGCCCAATCTGGAAGAACAGTAATTTCTTCATTAGGAATATTTTCTAAAAACTCAATATTTCCATGATCTGAATACCACTGCAGTGCTTGAATATTTTTTGGGATATCACAAGAAGATAAGTCCAACCCAATTGAACATTGGTTATCTACATAAACAGCCCTATCACTTGGAATAATTGTTAATCTCATTTTTTACTCCGCACAAGTTTTACAGGAGTAGGTTTAACTTCTATCGTAGGTTTAATTTGATTTTGAACTTGCTTTGCGGTTTCAGCCAATAAACTTCTTGCTGCATCGTTGGCTTTGACCATTTCATTTCTAAAACTTTCAACAGCCGCACCAGTTTGTCTTTGCATTCCAGCATTTTCTATCAATAGCATTGGAAGCCAAGCAATTGCACAATGCCAATCTTCAACATGTTTACCAGAGTTCATGTCATACCCAACAACTTTAGTAAACCAAGTGCACTGAAGACCCACACAATCTTTTTTTATAAGAGGGCAAAAATTACTGTTTTTAATTTCCATAGTTAATTTTTAGTTGCTGTTATAACATCAAGATACTTAACGGCTAGATTAATTGAATTGCCTGTAAAGGTGCTAGAAGCGGGAGCACTAACTGTGTGGTTATGAGCAGGAGAAACGTGATTATGAGCAGTTCCAGTAAACGTACTTGTTGCAGGTGCACTAATCGGGTGTGTATGTGCTGGAGATGTGTGATTATGAGCCGCTCCAGTAAATGAACTTGATGCAGGTGCACTAATAGGGTGTGTATGTGCTGGCGAAACGTGATTGTGGGCCGTTCCAGTGAATGAACTTGATGCAGGAGTGCTAATCGGGTGTCCGTGAGCAGGAGAAACGTGATTATGAGCCGCTCCAGTAAATGAACTTGATGCAGGTGCACTAATAGGGTGTGTATGTGCTGGAGATGTGTGATTATGAGCCGCTCCAGTAAATGAACTTGATGCTGGAGCACTGACCGGGTGTGTATGTGCAGGCGAAGTGTGATTGTGAGCCGTTCCAGTGAATGAACTTGATGCAGGTGCACTAATTGGGTGCGCGTGTGCTCCACCACCACCTGTTGCTCCAGTATTGTTTACTGGGGATGGGCCGTTGTTAGAGGGGGTATTAAGAAATCCACTACCTCCCGCTGGATTACCACCAAGAGTATGAGTATGTGATGGTATCTCGGATGTTGCAAGAGTTGTATTACCAACAGATGCAGAAACGCTAGTAGATACATTACCCCCAGCAGTTGCATTGTCTATAGTTACCGAGGTATTTCCAATTGATGCAGAAACGCTAGTAGATACACTGCCCCCAGCAGTTGCATTGTCTATAGTTACTGCGGTATTTCCAAGTGATGCAGAAACGCTAGTAGATACACTGCCCCCAGCAGTTGCATTGTCTATAGTTACTGAGGTAGTTCCAAGTGATGGAGTTACAGTGGTAGATACATTACCCCCAGCAGTTGCATTGTCTATAGTTACTGCGGTATTTCCAAGTGATGGAGTTACAGTGGTAGATACATTACCCCCAGCAGTTGCATTGTCTATAGTTACTGCGGTATTTCCAGCACTTGCAGTAACTGTAGTGGCAACTGTACCAGTTGCTGTTGTGTTATCAATTGTTGCGGAAGTATTTCCAGCACTTGCAGTAACTGTAGTGGCAACTGTACCGCTTGGAGTTTGTGACGCAAAAGCAGTTGTAAAATCAACTGTACCACCAGTACTTGCAGTGCCTGTTACAACACGAAGCGCATGATTATTGTAATTTGAAACATCTTTAGTCCAACCTGTAGGGGCCGTGTTTTGCGCAAAAATCAGTCGTGTTCCAGCAGGAAACGCTGGTTCTGCACCAAGATTTGTTAGCGCGGCTGTTGATGTATTTGCACCCGTACCGCCACTTATAACTGGCAAAGTTGCCGAATTAGGAACCTCAATAGTCGTACCGTTTACAACAACGGCCCTTCCGGCTGGGTAGACAACAAATACATCTTTGGACCCAGCAGAAAAGTTAACTAGGTTGCCGTTATTAGACGAAGCAAGAACAGTGTCACGAGAAAGAGTAGTACCAGAAGATGTGTAAATCCCAATACCAACTTCAAACTCAGATCCACCCGTGATCGTGTAATAAGTAGTGTTTCCATTACCAATTACAGAAAAACTAACAAAACCGGTGGCCGCCCCGTCAAGGGTAAACGTACCGGTCCCAGTAGTGGTGGATGTTTCTTTAACCCTGTCCTTAACTACGAAGGCCATGATTTAACCTTTATTAAACAATACGAATAATGGCATTAGAAGCATCGTTCGTTGGGAAGATGATGGTGAAGTCGCCGTCCGTAGACGTTTTATCAGCACCAAAGTCCAGAACGCAAACTGATGCGTTGGTAAGTGTAGTGTTAGCGTTGCTATTTGCTGACGGGGTGTTGTTATAAATCAAAGCGCCACGGGCTGTAATAGTTACGTTAACAAATGTCTCATCAGAAAAATCACAGAAGCCGGTACCGGTATTAGCGTTAATGTTGGTTGCCGTTACACCTGTATTGGTTAGTGCCTGTCCACCAGCCGAGTAATTGGTACCAACTGACGACACTTCGTTTGAAGAAGTGTATGCCGTGGTATTGGCATCCAGCGAAGCCGAAGAAGTGTACAGCGCCAGTTTAAAAGTGTCTGCGCCGGTATCGGCTGACGGACGAAAATCATGTACCCCCAAAAGCAGTTCTGCTTTGAAGGAGGTGGTCATTGCTTGGGTAATTGCCATTTTAAGGCTCCTTATTCATCTAAAAGTTTAATAAACTCAGGATGTCCTGCTTTCCTGAACTTGTTTGCCAAGGTCGTATGGTGCGACTTAATGGCTTCCCGCATATAAAACACCAAAACGGATCGAATCTGATCCTTAAACGCTTCTGCCTGATCACGAATGGCTGGATGCGTCTGAGAACCAACATAAATAATTTTGTCGAGTGCCCGCTCTGCAACCTCTTCCGGCGTAAAGCCACGACCAGAAGTTGTAAGGACTTTAACATTGTTCCCCCCCAAAAGGAAGGCTACTTCTCCCATATTACTCATCTGACTGGCACCCTTGTTTGAAGTGTTCGATAGGTATCTTGACGGTTCTTACCTTCGCCAAGTTGTTTCAGCATAGCCAACGCTTCATTATATCGAGCAGTATAGGTGGCTTGAACATCTTGTTCACCTTTCATAAATGTATAGGCTTCCAACAAAGTGCCATAAAGCAATGCATAACTAGAGTTATCACCAAGCCAAGAACGGCCACTTGCAGCGGCGGTAATAGATATGGGATAGTAAAAATAATGCAACTCCATGTTGTAATCATCATCAGGAGTCGGGCCAAGAATTACCGTAGAAGTATCCCCAGGAACCACTGTAGGCCCTTTAAAAATTGCGTAATGTGTTGGGGGACCTATTTCACTTGGGCTGGGGAAAGATTCACGAATGTACTCAACATCTTTATTGAGCAAAAACTCTTGGCTACCATCATCATCAATACGGGCCAAAGAAAATACCGATAACCAATCATTGGGTAAAGATAAATACTTATTGCTGGTTGTACATTGGGCCGTCACGTTTTTACGAAATACAGGGAGTTGGACGCTGTTATAAATCCGCTCTTCAGCCTGCGTAATAAACGTGTCAATCTGAGACTTGCTCAGGAAGTCTACGTTCGCAGCAGCCGTATTGACGACTACCGTGTCAGGGAAGTCGTTTTCGCAGTACGCCTGGATTGTCTGAAACAGCGTTGCGTAGTTCATTTATCCCAACTTTGTGCTAGAGTTAGTACCCTTGACTGCCGCGCCAGTGCCCCGAGTCTTTACGGTCTGGGTGTTAGGAATGGCATTAGGGTAGCCGTTATAACCAAAAGTGGCTTCGTTGCCGGTTACGGCAACACCGGATTTAGCCACGGCACTTGAACCGGGTTTATCTTTTTGGGGTTTTACGTATTTATTAGTATCTTTAGCCATTATCGCCCCCGTCCAGAAGAACGCTGATTCATAACTTTAGCCATATTCCGACCATACTTGAGCATATCGGCATTGGTTTTGCCACCGGCTCTCATCTTTTTTACGCCGTGCATCTTTTTCTCATGAGCCTTGACTTCCGTCTTAGCCACCTTTTTCATAGCCTTCTTTTCCATCTTTTACTCCTATATGATTACAGGTTCTTCAACCTGTATGGTTACGGTTCCTACGGCGCTCGTTGCCACCAAAAAGTTCTGTTGGAAAGGCAACTTTAACGGGTTATAGAATCCTACCGGGTTCCACCCCCAAGCGACAATCCTGCTACCTTGAGTCGGCACGCCATAGCCAGCCTCAGTTGGGCCACCGTCCGGGTTTGTCTCCAAGCCATTAAGACCTGCCTGAAAGTACGTTGTATCTGGGCGTGGGTCTCTAACGGCCTGCGGGTCATAAACGGGGTACATACCCAGAGATAACTGCGGCTGATCAGGCTCCCAGCATGTATGACAAACCTTGATATCTACGTTCTTGGTCTTAATGACCAGACGCCTTAGATCTTTTAGTTTGAACCGGAATCCGCAGCGGTCACACTGCGAAATTGAAAACTTACCGGATGAGAACTTATTGCCCATTAGTAGCCACCACCTGTGACAAACATATTGCGAGGCACAAAACGAACCGAGGCTTTCTCACGGTCTTCACCGGCAGCCATCATCCACTGCTCTTCGTAGGCTGCCTTTAACATCTCAATACGAGGCGCACCTTCAGGAATCTTCATGGCTATGTAATAGGCCAGTCCAGCCACCATACAGGGCAGCAGACGGAAGGGGATGTCTTGGGTATTAATGCCGTTGCCAGCGTCCTGAATCCGGCGTAGACGCCAATAAACGAACGTATAGACAGGCCCTCCAACCGTACCCTGATCCGGGGCAGGCCACACATTGATATTTGGCAGTTCAGGGGCAGTGACTGTCGCCCCAGCCGTATGCGAGGCAGCCGTGGTTCCGTTTTGGCCTCTAATGCAATTTAGCAGTTGGGTCGAAGTCGTGTTGGTGTAGTTAATAGTCTCAGTATCAATAGTCACGTAACCCGTGGCAGGGAGCCCCACCGTTGAAGAAAGAGTTATGGTGGTCTCAGATGAAGTTAGATTGTTTGCTAGGGTTAACCCTGTCTTTCCTGTGGAGCCAGACTGCCGATCCACCCAGACCTGAATGGGTCTACCTTGTGTAATTTTGTTAGGGATTGTTGCGTAAGTGGAAACTGAGATCCGAGTGATATTAATGTCGGTCTGGGTAGACTGCACTCCGTTATTAGTCCGAACCACATGCTCAATCAAGTCAATGGTGTCTATCGGCAGGGGGTAGGTCACCTGACCCTGCACCAAAGGAATTTGGCCCTCTTCAATCGTCCAAAGATTAACACCCCGATTAGCCCACTCAATAGTCAGCAGGTTTAGGCTGCGGCGAGCCGTACGGACTTCGTAACCCGAGCGAACCTCAGAACCAGCACGCTCAAATGCCTCCTCAATGAGGTCATTGAGGTTGAGGTTAAATAGTTCGGTTCCGGTAGTTGTGCTCATTATTTTTTACCTATACCCCGCAGTTTTCTTAGCCACGTTTTTGGGTTGAGCCACGAACTGTTTTCCTGCGGCTTTTCCTGCTCGCTTTGCACGGGTTGTGGCGGCGTACTCTTGCGGCGAGAGCGCTTTGATGGCGGCGGAAGGGAGGTATCTTTCCCCTGTAGCCTTCGGTCCTTGCGTAGAAGGTTTGCCACTTTTAGTCCTCCACTTTTGAGCAGTCCAATCTTTCAAACTCTGCTGAGACTTCGCCAACCCACCGCCAGCCATTTTTTTCTTACGTCCAGCGCAATGTGCCCTCTCTGAAAAACCTTTTGGGTTATCACAGTCAACAGACTTTTTACGCTTATCCGACCACTTCACTTGTACCCACCGCCAGCCTTTTTATACTGCAAAGCCATCATCTGAGCCTTGCGAGCGCTCCATTGACCCGGAGCACCACCCTTACCGCCAGCCTTAATACGCTCAAAGATAGACTTCCGTAGTCCGGGCTTGGTGTAATTACCGGCCTCGTTTACACGAGACTCCCCGCCTGATTTATAAGATGCAGTTTTTGCAGCCTTGGCAAAGTCGCTTTTCTTAGGAGCGCCTTTTTCTCCAATGCTACGCATCTTTTCACCAGACCCCGCAGCGATACGTCTTTTCTTTGCTGCGATATTGGCATAAAGACCACCACCGGCAAACATTTCAACATCCTGCGGTTTATCTTTCCGCTTGATGGTTTTTGTTTTTGGCATCTTAGATGGGCTAACCGCTCCCATGCCCCGACTCGGTCTCATTTGTAGGCCCCACCAGATTTCATCATCTTGGCTTTTACACCGCCGCCAGCCTTCATCTTAGCCATGCCACCGCCATACAGCATCTTGCCTTTGGTTTTGCCTTTTGCAGCAATTCCGTCAGCCCGCTTAGATGCGCTGCCCATCGCGGGTTTTGCAGTTTTTACTGCACCCATTTTGGTTGTCACGCCACCGCCATTTTTCATTTTAGCCATGCCACCTTTTTGCATCTTGCCTTGACCATCAGCAGCAAAGGCTGGGACCATTTTTCCACCTTTTTCAACCATCGGCATTTTTGCCATTTCACTACTCCTTATACAAATTGTTAAAAGTCACCTCGGGGTCCATGTACGAATCGTCTTGCTCCGCACAATGAATCCACTGGCTGGGTCGAAAATCGGGCGCTCCCTCTCCGGTCACCCAATACGCCGGGCTGGTGACTCGCACTCGATTGTTGGGTAAAGCCACTACGTTTCCCGTCCATTTGCCTGCGTCCGTCAAGATGAGCACATGGCTTTGTTTGTGTTGGGATGGATCTTCTGAAACATCACTTTCAGCATAGTCCACCGTGAACAGATACCGACCAGTATGGAACTCATTATTGATCTTGCATAACCAAGGAGACGGCTGTGCCCGTTGAATCTTGACGATCCCGTGGTCGTATGAACTACAGTCCCAAGGCTGCGCCAGATGAGTTTCCATGCGCTCGGGCCATTCTTGAAGGGGGATGTCTCCCACCAGAGCCGTGATTGGCATTCTTGCCCACATTGCCCCGCCGTGAGGATTTGGCTGACCTTCTGCTTCGCA